ACCCGGTTCATCCCCGCGCGTGCGGGGAACACGCCGTTGTGCATTGCACCGCCGATTCGGCGGTCGGTTCATCCCCGCGCGTGCGGGGAACACCAAATGGTTCCAACTCACCACGTACGTTGCGACTTTTCCCGGCCGAGAACGCTCCAGTGAATAGACTTGATAAATCGCATCGTAAAGAGATGAGTACAGAATTTTCCGCGGATGTATGACCCTTGGAGTTTGGGCTTCCATCTTTCGCTGATTGAAACGAGCCTGCTCATACAGAAGCTGTGCCGCCGCTTGCGCGGCGGGGCGCACAGCGCTGCTGACCCGCGCCGTGATCCCTTTGAACGTAGCCTCGATCTTCGCCGGGTCAACTCCCACGGTGAACCTGAAAAGCGCGTTCGACGACACGTCAGCCTCCAACCGGCGTATCAGTCACGCGCTCCGCCGCGATGTCAAGAACATCGTTGCGACCCTGCGGCAACACCGCGATGATGTTGTAAGGAACGTTCTGAAACACCAAACGCATTCCGGCGGTAATCCCTCTAGTGACACTGTTGCTGCGGACCCTGAACGACGCCTTGACCACCGAGGTTGTGACATCGGATCGCAAAGATTCCAACCCGCGCAAATGCCGAGGATCTGCGTTGATGGTGGCCACGTTGACCCAGCTTGTTCCCGGTTGTCCATATTCATCGACAACCAGGGACCGCTGTTGCAGCGTAACCTTCGCCCACAACTTCGTGAGGATCATATGCTGGGCACCTTCCAGGACCAGAGAAGATGCTCGAAGAAGGGATCGGGCAGCGTGTAGGTGTTCATCGGCAGTGGAGACAAATCCATGCCGGCGCGCACGTCGTACCAGGCACCGATTGCCAGCTTCATCCACAACTTCAGGTTTTCCGGCACGGCCTGGTTGTCGAAACCCGCTTCAAACTCGACAATCACCCCGTTCGGTTCGTCCCAAGTCTCCGGCCACTCGTAGTTCTGTGCCGGATAGACCCAGTTGCTCGTGTAGTTGCCGTTATCGAGAACGTAACCCGCGGCATCCAGCACCGCCAGATTGCCATCAGGCTCGCGATACGACAGGCTGATGATCTGCCGAACCAACGGGTACGGCAGGTCAATCTGCGGTGGAAATTCGTCAAGCGTGAGCCGAAAACGAGCCAGAGCGATCGCCCGGCCGCAGCGGTTCTCCGCTTCCTGTCGCGCCACTGTGATGAGCGCGGTCAGAAGAGAGTCGTTATCGTTCGTAGACTCTCGAACCCAGTCTTTCGCTTCCTGAAGCGTCAGGGGTTCGGCGGTCGGCTCGGTGATGCGGATCAACCCCATCTGCGCCCTCAATACCTTTCAGTTGAATCGGACTCCGGTCGAACAGGAGACTCCTCCCCAAACCTCCGGGTAAGTAAAGCTGGCAGCCTCTTTGCCTTCTCCGTTCGACCCCTCGTACCTCCACCCAGGGGCGCCGATCGCCATGTTAAACGTTCCACGTCCACTCGGAAACCGGCGCCCAAAGTTACTGGAGGCTGAATTACCACCGGAGCGATGTTCACCACAAGCGAGAAGCCCAGCCCTGCTTGCAAGACAACGCTGCCTTCCCCTCCGGTTTCACCGACAAAGATTGCCGAAGCGCCCACCGACGCCGGCAACAGCGCCTCTAGTACCGCGGCCGCGCCTATGGCGTACCCAAGGCCCAACCCCGCCGAATGCTCGGCCAACAGAACCGCTTGCCCCTGGGCGACGGCCGCCGCACCGATTCCGGCCACGTGGTTAGCCAGCCGGATGACAACGGCCTCGAACGTTGCACCCACGCCAACCGACACCGCCGCCAAAGCGTCCGAAGCGCCTTCGGTTGTCCCCGCGAACCCGACCCCTGCATTCGCCGAGTGCGTGACGTTGGCGATCCAGCCCGTCGTAGACGCACCAGACGCCCCCACAGGCGCACTGAACGTGACGGTATAGGTGCCAGCAGGGGTAAAGGTTGCGCGCGCCCCCACGGCCGCGCTGATGGCTGCCAACCGCCACGCTTGCGACGCCAGAATGTCGGCCAGACCCGCCCGCTCGACGTAGGTGACTGGCCTGGCAGCTGCAGCCACGACGACAGCGCCTGCGCCAACGCCAGCATTGTGCGTTGCAGCAGCAACAAGCATGGCGGCGAACCCGCCGCCCACGCCTACACCGGCGGTATGCGTGCCCTCGCCCTGACTGTCAGCAGTCGCCGCTCCGGAAGCGCCGAGGCCAAAGTTGAGCGTGACGTTGTAGGTGCTTTGGGTTGAAAAGTTCGCGCCCGCGCCGATCCCCGGACCGTGCAGGCCAGTCAATCCAGTGTCGCCGTCCCCTGCGTACCCCGCGCCAGCCCGAACCTCGTAGGTCGCGGCATAGATCGCCGTGACGGCGTAGGAGTCCCGAACCCCGACAGCAGCGGCAAGTGCACGCGGGGCAACTTGCTGCGCCGCAACCAACTCGCCGGCACCCGCCCCGGCGGCATGGGTGGTCACACGCACGACGGCGGCGGCGAAATCGACGGACGCCCCGGCGGACGGCGCCAACAGTCCGGCAAGACCGGTGTCACCATCGGCGGCGAAGCCCGCGCCGGCGCTGGCGGTGTGGGTGGTCGCGTGGACGGTGGTAGCAGCAAAGCTTGATTGCGCGCCAGCTGCAGGTGCAAGCGTGGCGACTAGCGCCCCTTGAGCGGCGAAGGCGCCGCCGGCACCAACGGCGGCAACGATGTCGCCGGTCTGGGCGACCGCCGTCGCAAACTGCGTGATGGTGATCCGCCGTGGCGCATACCTGGCGCGCCGCCCGAACGTCGGCTCGCGGAACACGCCGCCAAGCTGCACGTCCGCCAGCGCCCCGGTTGCCGCCGTGGCATAGGTGGCGTCGGTCGAGAACCCCGCTCCGGAAGCCGTTGCGAACGATTCACCCTGTACCGAGCTAACGCTCGCCGTGTAGCCCGCTCCGGAAGCCGATGCGAACGATTCACCCTGTACCGAGCTAACGCTCGCCGTGTAGCCCGCTCCTGCGGCACCCGTGACCGTGGCGAGGATCGATGCCTTCAGCTCGATTGCGACCGAGGCAAACGCGGTCGCCGTCGTGCTGCCGAACGTGATCGTCGCGGAGGTCTCGCCGGAATCGCGGAAGCAGGACTCCAGCCCGGTGGCAGGCGTGTTGTAGCCGCTGTCCTGCCCCTCGGTGTAGCCGCTGCGCGGCGTGACGTTGGTCGTGCTGTTCGAGCCGTTCGAGATCGCCGCGATGATCGGGTTGTCGCTCAGCGGCGTCTGACTGAGCACCGGCGCGGGGGTCGTGCCCGCCGTGCCGCTCGACTGCCCGCCGGTGGACCGCACCGCGCTCGATCCTGCGGCAGCGAGGCCGCTCACCGAGTAGACCGCGCAGCCGCCGCCAGTCGAGCCCGACTGACTGACGGTCACCGTCGTGCCAGTGGCCGACGGCACGAACGCATCGCGCACCCAGACCGTCAGCACGCCCGTCGTGCTGAACCCGGTGCGGTCGGAGTCGACCTGCGTGTAGGTGCCGCTCTGGGAGTCGGTGACGCTTGTCGTGCCGCCGGTCAGGCCGGACGACGACGCGATGACGACGAGCAGTTCGCCCGCCGCCGGCGTGAAGCTGCTGGTGGTCTTGTTCCCCGCCGTCGTGTTCCAGACGACGGTGCGGTAGGTGACGGTGGCCATCGCCTACCTATGCGGTGTGGCTACAGTTCTTCCCAGCAGAGCCAGCCGGACCAGTTGCGCGCGGCACCGAGCGCCGCTGCCAGCGTCAGCCCGACGCGCGATCCGGCCGGGATCACGACCCGCATCTCGGGGGTCGGCAGCCACAGGAGCTCGCCCTGCTGCGACCAGCGCCACGCGGCGAGCACGTCGCCGGCCGTGCCCGGCGTGACAGTGTGGATCACCGTCGCCTCGCTGGTGAGCGAGTTGTCGCCGTTGGCCTTGACCTCGGTGACGGCGGTGCCGGTGCCGTCGGTGGTGAAGCGCTTCATCACCAACCGCGCACGCTCGTCGGTCGTGTAGTCGGAGGTGGCGGAAAATCCGTGCAGCACGACCTGGCGGTCGGCGGGAGCCTTGATCTCCCAGAAGCTGCGATCGCCGGTACCGCCGAAGGTCAGGTTCTCGAATGGCGCGTAGTACACGCGGGCGATGGTCATTGGTCACCTCGTGTTGTAGTGATGGTGCCAGCCGGTCGGCCGGTAGTTCGTGGGCAGTTCGATGCGCGGCGGTTCATCCCCGCGCGTGCGGGGAACACACTTCCTCCATCTCGCTGATTGTCAAAGCGAAATTAGCAGACGTTTTCGCCACCAACCTAC